GGCGTCCCCTCCTGGTCGACCATCAACGACCCCGAGAACCCCGACACCGACATCACCGCCTCGAAGGCCGATTTCGTCATCAGCGAGGCCGACTGGCGCGCCACCATCCGCCAGCAGAACGTCGACGCCCTCCTCGAAGCCACCAGCAAGATGCAGCCCGAGATCCAGATGGCGATCCTCGACCTGGTGGTGGAGGAAATGGACCTCTCCAACCGCGAGGAAATCGTCAAGCGCATCCGCTCGATCACCGGACAGCGCGACCCCGACCAGACCGAGCCGACGCCGGAGGACATGCAGAAGCAGGAAGCCCAGGCCAAGCAGCAGAAAATGCAGGAGGACATGCTGCTCGCGCAGCTCCGCAAGCTCATCAGCGACGCCGTCAAGAACGAGGCGGCCGCGGAGAAAACCAAGGCCGACATGGCCCGCTCGAACATCACCTCGATGGGCGGTGCCAAGCGCGGCGCGATCGACATCGCCGCCGACATCATCCGCGCCCCCGGCATCATCCCGGTCGCCGACCGCATACTCGAGGACGCCGGCTACCAGTCGAAGCTCGACCAGATCGAGACGGCCGCCGAACAGGTGTCGGCCGAGCAAGCCGGCGAAACCGCGCCAGGCGTGCCGCCGAGCGCCGCCGCCCGCGGCCTCCTGCCGCCGCCCGCCAACCCGGAGAGCATGCCAGGCATCACGCGCCGCGCCGCGTGAGCTGATCCAACCCCCGATCGGAAAGGAGGCCAAGCCACCGAAGGGAGCCAACCATGGCCGGAACACCGACTGACGCCGAAATGGCGCTACTGACCGACGAGGAAGCCGCCGCGATGGGCGAGGGCGGGGAGCAAGATAATCTCGCCGACGACCCAAACAATCCCGCCGCGGGTGCCGAAAATGACGCCGAGGGCGACGAGATTGCCGCCGGCGACGAGGGCGAGGACGAACTGGTGGTTGCCGCGCCCGTCCCCGACTGGCGGCCACCGGCCGACGCAAACGCCGATCTTGACGCCCTCAACGCCGAGCGCGCCGCGGTCGCCAAGAAATTCGACGATGGCGACATCACCGGCGCCGAATTCGCCGCCGAGCTCGGCCGGATCGGCAAGGCCGAAACCGTCGTCATGCTGCAGTCCTCACGCGCCGGCCAGGCCGAGGATCTACGCGCCGCCAACTGGATCGAGGTGGACGTCGCCAGCTTCCTCGACCGCTACCCCGCCTACCGCGACGACCCCGAACTCAACGGCCGCCTCGACCGCCTGGTCCGCGAACAGCAGGCCGAGGCGCAGCGCGCCGGCAAATCCGTGTTCGATCCCTCCTTCCTCGAAAACGCCCACGCCGACATCGTCCGCGGCTCGGCGCGGCTACTCGGCGTCGACCCGGCGACGATCGACCCCGCTACCATCCCGCAGGCACAGCGCCGGCGATCGCCAGACCCGCCCACCAGGCAGCGCCCGGAAACCCCGCCGACCCTCGCCCGCGTGCCCGCCAGCGACCCCGAGCACATCGCCGGCGACAGCTCCGGCTACGCCGCCCTCGATCGCCTGATGGAGGACGACCCGCTCGCCTACGAGGACGCCATGGCGCGCCTCACGCCGACGCAGCGCGAGGGCTATCTGCACTGGAACGGCGGCCAGCCGATCTAAAAACAGGAAATGTGAGTAGGCCCGTCGATGCTCAAAATGACCGTCCGCGTGGGCGACAGCGTCGCGATCGGCGGGCCGACCACCGTCACCATCGAGCACAAGAGCGGCCAGAACCAGGTGCGCCTCGCCTTCGACGCCGCCAAGTCGGTGCCGATCGTCAGGCTCACCAACCCGAGCCGGATCATCGGCATCACCGGCAAGCCCGACCCCGAACCGCGCTTGCCCGCATAGGAGGGACGCCATGGCCGATCGACAGCTCACGGCAATCGAGCGCGCCGCCTTGGCCGCGCTCTCCTCGACCAGCGTCAAGGCTGGCGGCCGAGCCGCCCCGCTCGGCAAGGGCGGCCCGCTCGACGCCATCCGCAAGAGCGCCAAGCGCATGGCGCGGCGGCACCGCAAGGCGCAGGCCAGCACCACCTCGCCGATCATCGGCATCACCGGCGACGCCGACCCCGACTTGCCCGACTAAGCAGAATCGGCGCACACCTCGCCGGTCACCGAGCGCCATGGATGGGCTCGCGACGTTCCCGAAACACCGGAAACGGAGCCCATCCACATGGACACCACGATTCCTGTTGGCGATCCCAAAGCCGTCAAGCGCTGGTCTGCCGAGCTTTTCATCGATACCGCGAAGAAGGCTTACTTCGAGCGCAAGTTCATTGGCACTACAGACAACAGCTTTATTCAGCGGTTGACTGACCTCGACAGTGCCGCCGGCGATACCATCAGTTTCGACCTCTCCCTGCAGCTCCGGAAGCGCCCGATCTACGGCGACGACCGCGCCCAGGGTAAGAGCGAGGACCTGAAATTTGCGACCGACCAGGTCATGATCGACCAGATGCGGGCCCCCGTGTCGGCTGGCGGCCGCATGACCCGCAAGCGCACCCTCCACGACCTCCGCAGCGTCGCCCGCGACCGCCTCGGCGACTATTGGGCCCGCTTCCTCGACGAGATGATGTTCATCTACCTGTCCGGGGCGCGCGGCATCAACGAGGACTTCATCGAGGACGTGACGTGGGTCGGCCACGCCGGCAACGCCATTCAGGCGCCCGACACCGACCACCTGGTCTACGGCGGCACCGCGACCGCCAAGAACAACGTCACCACCGCCGACGTGATGAGCGTCCAGACCATCGAGCGGGTGCTGGTCAAGGCCACCATGATCCGGGCGACCAACCCGGAAAACCCGAACATGCTGCCCGTCTCGATCAACGGCGAGCCGCATTTCGTCGTCGTCATGGTGCCCTTCCAGGAGTACCAGATGCGGACCTCCGTCTCGCCGGGCTCATGGCTCGACATCCAGAAGGCCGCAGCGGCCGCGGAGGGCAAGAGCAACCCGATCTTCAAGGGCAACCTCGGCATGATTAACAATGCCGTGCTGCACTCCCACGAGTCGGTGATCCGGTTCTCGGACTACGGCGCAACCGTCAACCTCCCGGCGGCCCGCGCCCTCCTCCTCGCACGCCAGGCCGGCGTCGCCGCCTACGGCACCAGCGGCGGCATGCGGATGCAGTGGAAGGAGGAGCTGACCGACTTCGAGAACCAGGTCGACATCGCGGCCGGCACCATCATGGGGACCAAAAAGACCCGGTTCCGGAACCGCGACTTCGGGGTGATCGCGATCGACACCTACGCCAAGGACCCGAACGCGCCGTAGGGCACGTTCCGACTCGCCGGCGGGTGCTATCGTCGCGCCCGCCCGTTCGCCAACACCTTTCGGAGACACCACAATGGCAATTCGCGCTTCTTCCTACGTCGCGGGGCCGAGCCGTCAGGCCGATGCCGAGTCCGCCGGCGACGTCATTTGCGTGCGGGCCGTCATCCCCGTCACCGCCGCCCAGATCGTCATCAACGACATCATCGACGCCCTGGTGCTGCCCGCCTACCACTTCGTCACCGACATGATCCTCGTCCCGGACGACCTCGATACCGGCGGCTCGCCCACCTTGGCGCTCGACGTCGGCATCATGTCCGGAACCCCGGGCGATACCGTCACCGCCCGGACCTGCGGCAACGAGTTCTTTGCCGCCAACGTCGCCGGCGTTCCCGCGGCGGCCACCCGCATGTCGAAGCCCGCCGGCTTCGCCGTTGCGCCCACCGGCGCCGATCGCTCGATCGGCATCAAATTCCAGGCCGCGGCCGCTACCCCGGCCGCCGGGAATATCAGCCTCCTCGTCTTTATGACGACCTGATCGCGGGGGTTGAAAGTGACCACAGCGCGCCGGGCCGCCTCTACCGCGGGCCGGCGCGCCGCTGCTAAAAGGATGCGCCATTCATGGCTCGCCCTGGTCGGAATTGGACGGCCTCCTTTCGCCGACCAGGACGGCGCGGGCGGCGTCGGATCCCATCCCCCAGGACAGGAGACGACGCCGTCCGTCGTGCAAAAATGGAGGCCAACCCCGTGTTGATCGAATGTCTGGTCCGCCGTGACGGACCCATCATCGTGCCCATCGGCAACGAGGTTTATCACTTCGAGCCCGACGCCAAGGGCCGCCGCGTCGCCGACGTCTGGTTCGAGCCCCACGTCGAGATGTTCCTCGCCTCCGGCGCTTCGGCGCTCTACCGCAAGGTCGAGGACAGCCCGCCGCGCCGCGACGACCCCGCCTACCGCGGCCCCGATCCGGTAATTCCGCCGGCGAACGCCGAAACAATTGCGCCGATCGCTGCAACAATCCCGCCGAACGGTGCAACATTGCCGCCGGAGGAGCCCGAGCCGCCCCTGTCACCCGAGGCGCTGGCCCAACCCGGCATCGGCGGCATCGGCGGCTACGCCGCGCCGGTGACGGGCGCGATCGTGCCGCCGCCGGCGGCCGCAGCGCCGGCGAACGGCAAGCCACCGGTCCAGGCCAAATTCAGCCGCAAGGAGCTGATCGCCCGCGCCAAGGAGCTCGGCATCAACAACCCGCACGGCACACCGTCGGCGACCCTCGAATTGGCCATCCGCGAGCGGACGTCTTGAATGAGCGCGCTCGCCTCCTCGATCTTCCGTGACGCGAGCGTCATCCTGCAGGACCTCGAATACGTCCGCTGGCCGCTCCCCGAGCTGTGCGCCTGGTTGAACGATGGCCAGACCGCTTGCGTGCTGGCGAAGCCCGCCGCGTCATCGAGGACGGTGGAGCTGACGCTGGTCGAGGGCGTGCTGCAGAAACTCAGCGACCCCGCCCACCTCGCCCTCCTCCGCGTCGTCCGCAACCTCCCCAAGGGCAACGTCATCACCCCTGTCGACCGGGCGCAGCTCGACCTTTCCGAGCCCAACTGGACCAACCCCGACGTCGTCCCCTACCGCACCGCCATCCGCCAGTTCATCGTCGACAGCGACGCCAACACGGTCGGCCCGCTCAAGGAGTGGTACTGCTACCCAGGCGCCAAGGACGGCATCAAGATCGAGGCCGTCGTCTCGTTCGTCCCCACCGACGTCGTGCCGACCGGCGCGGCCGACCTGATCGCGTCATATGACGTGCCGATCGGCCTGCAGGAGCCCTACCGCACGCCGCTCCTCGATTACGTCTGCTACCGCGCCTATTCCAAGGACGACATCGGCGCGGACCCCGGCCGCGGTGCCTTCCACTACGGCCAGTATGCCCAGGCCCTCGGCCTCAAAGCGCAAGCCGAGCGCTCATCGTCCCCCGCCACCCGCACCGACCTGTCCAAACCCTGAAATGGAGGCCTCCATGCTCACCCTCATCATCAGCGACGACAAAGGCGCTTCGGTCCTCGGCAACATCACCGGCGTCTCCCTCGAACAGTCCACCGGCCTCATCGGCTACCGCCAGGCGCTCCCGCACCCCGTCCTCGGCGAGCCGGTCGACGAACTGCACGCCCCGCCGACCATCATCAGCCAGTCCTACGAGATTGCGGACGGCGACGTGCTGGTCCTCGAAGCCGGCAAGCTCATCGCCCACATGGTCACCGGCCCGCAGGCCAAGCGCTTCCGCCCCGGCGGCCCCGAGGCCGACATCACCCCCACCGTGCCGACCTTCATCGGCCCGATCGCCCCCAAGGGCCGCGACTTGCCGAGCGCCGAGGCCGCCGGCGTGCAAGCCATGGAGCCCGCCGGCGAGGAAGGAACCGCGCTGCAATGAGGGACATCGAGCTACTCATCCCGCGCGTTCAGGAGCAGGCCCCGAACACCCCGGAGCCGATGGCAATCCGCCATTTGCGCGACGCCGCGATAGAATTCTGCCGTAGGACCCGCATCTGGCGCTGCAAGGACGAATTCAAGATCAAGTCGACCGAGGACTGCATCGGCCTGGTCCCGGTGCAGTACGCGCAGATCTTCGAGATAACCGCCGCCCGCTTCGACGGCGACGACGAGTCCCGCTACGTCCTCACCCCGATCCGGAAGGACCAACTCGACCGCGAGCAGCCCGGTTGGGAAACCAAGGAGGGCGGCCCCGCCTGGATCACGCAGTCCAACCCTGAAAGCGTGTCGGTCGCCTTCGCCGCCACCGGCACGCTGCACCTCGACCTGGTGCTCCTGCCGTCCGCCAACGCGCCGATGCTGCCCGACGTTCTCGTCGACACCTATGCCAAGGAAATCGCCGGCGGTGCGGCCGCCGAGATCCTTCTGCGACCCGGCGACCAGTACAACCCCGAGATTGCCGCGCCCCTCGCACAGCGCTTCGGCGAACGCCTCGACCACTTCCAGCACAAGGTCACCAAGGGCGAGCAGCGCGGCCCCCTCCGCTCCCGGCCGAGGTGGTTCTGATGCTCATCAGCGACATCGCCACCATCGAACGCGCCAAGGCCCTCGCCGACGTCATCCGCGCCAAGGCGCCCGATATGGCGGCGGCGATCGACGACCTGGTCCGCCGCGCCCAGGGCGCCGGCGAAAGCACCGTCGCCATCCGCTTCAACGTCGAATTCACGCTGGAAAAGTTCGAGGACGGCCGCCTGGTCGAAACCATCAAGGGGGAGGGGTAAATGCCTCTGACCAACACCGGCGCGGACCACATCGCCGGCCTCATCATCGGGACCGGCACCAGCTTCAACAACGGCACCGCCCGCATCGGCGTCGGCAACAGTAACGCCGCCTTCAACGCCGCCCAAACCGACCTGCAGGGCGCGTCGGTGCAGCGCAAGCTCCAGGAGCCCACCTACCCGCTCCGCGCCGCCAACGTCCTCACCTTCCGCTCGCTGTTCACCACCGCCGAGGCCAACTTCGCTTGGGAGGAATGGGGGCTGTTCAACCAGGCCGCCGCCGGCATCATGCTCTGCCGCAAGGTCGAACCGCTCGGCACCAAGACCAGCGCGCAGTCGTGGCAGCTCACCGTCTCGATCACGGTGTCGCCGGCATGACCAGCTTCGGGCCCATCAGCACCTTCGCCGTCTCCTCGATCGGAGCCGCCGACGAGCCCATCGAGTTTTTCAGCCTCGACGCCCTGCAGCTCGCCATCGCCGAGGCCGAGCCCTCCGAAATGATGTGGCTCAACGACCTCACCGACACCCTCGCCATCACCCTCTACGAGGTGGCCGCGCCGATCCTCGCCATGCGCGACCTCGCCGACACCCTCGCCATCATCGCCGCCATGGACACCGCCGGCCTCAACAACGTCGCCGTGGTCAAGAGCGCCAGCGACCCGATCCTGATCGACGCCGACCTGTTCGACCGCGTCGACCTCACACTCGAGCAATTTTTCTCGCCGGCCGAAAACCGCGGCATCATCGTCCGCGCCGACCAGCGCGCCGCCGGCCCAGGCACCCGCCACAAGACCATCATCGTCGGCCGCGACCGCTGGCCGATCATCGTCGGCGCCGACGACCGAACGGGGAAAGGCTCGGGGCTATGACCGACAACTCGTTCGTCAAGGATCCGCAGGACGTCCTCGACTACGACCTCGACTACGCCAACCCGATCGACCGCTGGCTCTCGGAGGGCGACACCATCGCCACCGCCACGGCGCAGCTCGACGCCGACGACACATCCGGCCTGGTGATCGACAGCGTCGGCCACACCGACACCATCGTCAAACTTTGGGTGTCAGGCGGCACCGATGGCGAGGTGGCGCTGATCCACGTCCTTGTTACGACGGTGGGGGTCCGTACCAAGGAGGTGGACGTCCGAATCCGCATCCGCGAGGGAGGTTGTTGATGGGCCAGGTCCTATTCTCCAACAACGCCGACGCGGTCCTCTCCGCTCCGATCACCGCCGCCGCCACCTCAATCAGCGTGCAGGCCGGCCAGGGCGCGAAATTCCCGCCGATCGCCGGCGGCTCGGACGACTGGTTCCCGATGACGCTGCGCTCGGCCTCGGCGATGGAAGTGGTGCGCTGCACCGCCCACACCGGCACCAGCGACGTGTTCACCGTCATCCGCGCCCAGGAGGGCACGGTCGGAACCGCGTTCGCCGCCGGCGACCTCTGCCAGCTCCGGTTCACCACCGCCGCGATGCTCGAAGTCATCGCCCGGATCGCCGCCGTCGAATCCGCCCTGACCATGCAGTTCGTCACCGGCGACACCAAGTATCGCCCCGGCACCGCCACCATCACCGGATGGGTCCGCGCCAACGGCTTCTCGATCGGCAACGCCGCCAGCGCCGCCACCGAGCGCGCCAACGCCGACACCGTCAACCTGTTCACCCTGCTCTGGACCACCTTCGCCGACGCGCAGTGCCCCGTCTCAGGCGGCCGCGGCGCGTCTGCAGCCGCCGACTTCGCGGCCAACAAACGGCTGACCCTGCCCGACGCAGCCGGCCGTGCTTTCATCTGCCTCGACAACCTCGGGGGAGGCGTCAAGAACCGCCTCACCGTCAACACCGCCACCCCGAACGGCACCACGCCAGGCGCAACCGGCGGCGGCGAAACCCGCGCCCTCGCCATCACCAACCTGCCGGCCCACGACCACCCGATCACCTCGGCCACCGGCACCGCCACCGCCAACGGCGACCACAATCACGGCGGCGCCACCGCCACCGATGGCCTCCACACCCACACCGGCGGCACCACCAACAACATCGGCGCCCACACCCACCCCGGATCGGTCACCGACACCGAAGCCGCCCACACCCATCCCGGCTCGGTCACCGACACCGAAGCCGCCCACGACCACGGCGGCGCGGTGACCGGCTCCGGTGCCCACTCCCACGGCAACATCACCGACAGCTCGAACAATAACTTCGAAGTGTTCGTCGGCTCCGTCTCCTCGGGCTCACGGCGCATCGTCCAGGACTCGGTGGAGTCGGGTGGCGCGGGCTCGGGCAACCTCAAGGTCGCCGACAGCACCGGCGGCCATGTTCACGGCATCAGCAACGACGGCAGCCACTCGCACGCCGTCACGGTCGGCAACGGCGGTAGCCACGCCCACGTCGTCACCGTCGCCAGCGACGGCAACCACAGCCACACCGTCACCGTCCCCAACACCGGCTCGACCCACAGCCACGTCATCAACAATTCCGGGACGCACACCCACCCGGTCACCCTCACCATCGACATCGGCAACACCGGTTCTGGCACCGCCTTCGACAACATGGGACCGTTCATCGCCCTCGGCACGCTGTACCTGAAGCTATGAGCATCATCACCATCACAGGGTTCACCGGCGAGCAGCCCCGGATCATCAACCGGCTCCTGCCCCCGCACGCCGCCGCCGACGCCGTCGAGCTCCGCATGGACGACGGCGGCCTCACCCCGTTCAGTGTGCCCGAAATCGAGCACACCTTCCCCGGCACGCCGAACTACCAGTCGATCTACAAGCACGGCACCACATGGCTCGGATGGGCGACCCAGGCGTGGGCCGTACCGGGCCCGGTCGCCGACGATCGGCTCTACGTCACCCAGGTCGGCCAGCCGCCCAAGATGATCGTCGGCGGCACCACCTACGACCTCGCCGTCCCCGCCCCGACCACCAAGCCCACCCTGACGCCCTCCGGAGCAGGATCCGGCGACGTCACCGTCCGCAACTACGTCTACACCTACGTCACCGCCTTCGGAGAGGAGTCCGAGCCCTCGCCCATCTCGGACCCGATCAACTGGCAGACCGGCATCACCGTCACCCTCTCGGGCATCCTCGCCCCGCCTGGTGGCCGCAACATCACGCTGCAGCGCTTCTACCGGACGCAGACCGGCACCGCCGGCACCGACCTCTATTTCATCGCCGAGCGCGCCGCCTCCGCCGCCAATTTCGTCGACAACATCCCGGTCACGCAATTCGCCGAGCGCCTGCCGTCGCGGACCTATAACCCGCCGCCGGCCGGCCTCCTCGGCCTCACCGCGCTCCCCAACGGCATGATGGCCGGCTTTGTCGGCAAGACGCTCTACTTCTGCGAACCCTACCTCCCGCACGCTTGGCCGGAGGTGTACGCCCAGACCGTCGAAGCCGAGATCGTCGGCCTCGGCGCCATGGACGTGCAGCTCGTCGTCATCACCAAGGGCCAGCCGTGGCGCGCCGCCGGCACCGAACCGGCCTCGATGTCAATGTCGAAGATCGAAACCAACCTCCCCGGCGTCTCGTCCTACGGCATCGTCGACCTCGGCTACGCCATCGCGTGGGCCGCCCCGGACGGGCTGGCGATCGCCAAGTCGAGCGGCGAGGTGGGGCTGGTGTCGGATAACCTGTTCAACCCGCGCGACTGGCGAGCGCTCAACCCGGCCGCCATGCGCGCCGGCCAGTATCACGGCCGGTGGATCGCCTCCTTCGACGGCGTCGACCCGATCACCGACGAGCCAAAATCCGGCTCGATCATCATCGACCCCGCCGGCGACGTCGCCTACCTCATCCGCAGCAAGATCATCGCCCGGAGCTGGTACTTCGACGTCCCCTCGGGCGACCTGTTCTACCTCGACCCGGACGGCAAGAACGTCCGCCGCTTCGACCCCGAGCAGGGCGCGCCGGCGATCTATTACTGGCGGTCGAAGGACTACTACATGCCGATCGACGACAACTTTGGCTGCATCCTGGTCGAGAGCGGCGAGGGTTTCAGCGAGCTTGAGGCCGCCGCCAAGCAGTCGGTGGTCGCCGCCATCATCGCCCAGAACCAGGCGATGATTACCGCCGGCACCGTCACCGGCTCGATCAACAGCCAGTCGATCAACAACGACGTGTTCGCCGGCGACAACCTCCTGCCGATCCCCGCCGGCGCCGGCGGCACCTTCTCGCTCGGCGTCTACTGCAACGACGTCAAGGTCGCCACCATCGGCAAGCGCGACCGCGTCGAACGGCTCCCGTCCGGCTTCCTCGGCCGCAAGTGGGCGCTCGACGTCTTTGCCGACGTCCCCATCGACAAGATCACGATGGCGAGGACCGTCGACGAAATCAAACAGGCACAGGCCGCGTGATGCTCAACCGGAACATCCCCGCCCCCGGCGTCACCGGCTCACCCGAGACGCGAACCGCCTTCACCGAGAAGGACAACGAGATCCTGCACGTCCTCGACGGCTCGCGCTCGAAGCAGGCAATGCCGAAGGCCGCCGTCCGCCTGGAGGACTTGCGCGGCCTCGCGCCGCTCATCACCCCGCCGACCGGCCTGGTGGTCAGCGCCGCGCCGACCGCGGCCGACTTCAACGCCCTGTCCGCCCAGGTCGCGGCGCTCTACCGGGCCCTCGGCTCGGTGCAGAGCGCCATCCTGGTCCGCGGCGGGGCGCGCACGACGGGAGAGTGAGCCATGGCCAAGCAACCCAACAGACGCTACGCGCGGCAGCTCAACCGCACCGCACGACGCTCGCAGCGCCTCGGGAACAAATTCCTGAAGCACACCAAGAACGTCAAACACAAGGTCAACCAGGCCCTCAAGGCCTCGAACGAGCGCATCGACGACTACCTCAACGAACACCCGTTGAGCCAAGGCCTCGCCGCCGGCGCAGCGCCGGAGACGGAGACGCAGCGCATCGCGCTCCAGCAGAACCAGCTCGGGCAGGATTGGCTCGAATTCGCCCAAGGCCAGTGGCAAGTCTCGCAGGACCGTCAGGACGCCCTCGACGCGATGGTCAACCCGTTCGCCGAACAGCAGATGCAGTTCGCGACCGACGAGCAGAACCGCTACAAGGAGAAATTCCAGCCACTCGAGGACCGTTTCGTCGAAGAAGCGTCAACGTGGGACAGCGAGGGCCGCCAGGCCGATCGCGCCGCGGCCGCCGCCGCCGACGTCGAGAGCCAAGCCGGAATTCAGCGTGACGCCAGCCAGCGCGCCATGGCCGCCCGCGGCGTGCGCCCCGATTCCGGTGCCTACGCGGGCGTCGATCGCGCCTTGGGCCTCGGCACCGCGCTCGGTCGCACCGACGCCATGAACGCGGCCCGCGGCGACGTCCGCGACGAGGCCGAGCAGAAGCGCCTCGCCGCCATCAACATGGGCGGCAACATCCAGAACCGCGCCACCGCCGCCGGCCAGACCGGCATCGGTGCGGTGGCAGGAGCCAACCAGGCGTGGATGCAGACCCCCGGCATCGCCGGCCAGGGTTTTACCGGCGCACTGGCAGGGGGAACCTCGGCCGCCGGCATCCTCGGCGACGCCGATCGCCTCGGCCTCACCCGCGACATCACCGACCGCGCGCAGGAAATGGACTCCGAACGCCTCCTGCAGGCCGGAACCCTCGACGCGGCGCAGCTCCGCTACCCCGGCTTCACCGGCGCAATCAGCGCCACCGGACAGGCCGGCAACCTCTACGACGCCGGATGGGGCCGCGAGCTCGAAAAGTACAACATCGACACCCAGGCCGACCTGCAGCGCGAGCAGATGCAGGCCTCCGAAATGGCCGGATGGGGTCAGCTCGCCGGCCAGGCGATCCAGACCGCCCTGCCGCTGGTCATGTCGGACGAGAAGCAGAAGGAAGGCTTCGAGGACGTCCCCGAGGGCGAAGCGCTCGACGCCATCGAGGAGCTGCCGATCGGCGAGTGGCAATACAAGGAAGGCTCACCCGCCGACGACGGCGGCGAGCGCCACATCGGCGCCATGGCCCAGGACGTCGAAGCGCAGACCGGCATCGGCAACGGCGAGACGATCCCCATCGTCGACGCGATCGGCATCTCGATGAAGGCCATCCAAGACCTCGCGTCGAAGGTCGACGAGATCGGCCGCGTGGTCGGCATCGGCGCGCGGAATCGCATCAACAAGGCCAAGCCCCCGGCACAGCCGCAGCCGCGGCCGGGACCGGGCGAATTCGCGCAAGCAGCGTGAGGAGAAAACCATGGCTGGCGCTGGTTCCTTCGCAAGTGGCCTCGCCCGCGGCCTGCAGTCGGGCGTCAACTGGACCGGTGTCGAGAACGACGCCTCGGCGATCGACCGCATGCGGAATCGCAAGGCCATCGCCCGCATCGACAAGGCGGCAACCGGCGAGTACGAGGCCGCCGGCAAGCCCGGAACCTTCGACGATTTCTACCGGGATTTCATCGTCCCCAAAAAGACGCAGGAGTTCCTGTCACAGGGCGACATGGAGAGCGCCGAGGCGTGGCGCGAATGGGCGGAATCCGACGCCGCCCGCGACGGCTCGAAGCTGTTTGCCGATGGCATCGTCAAAGCCCAGGCCGGCGACACCGAGGGCGCGCTTAGGAATTTCATCAAGGCCGGCAACCTCCGCGGCTACGGCAAGGACCTCGACCTTGGCAACCTGACTCACAACGACGACGGCTCGATCACCATCAATTTCGACGCCCCGAACGGGCGGAAACTGGCGCAGACCTTCACCAGCCCCGAGGAGGTGCTTTCCTTCGGCTCGACCTTCTTCAACCCGGAGGCCGCGTTCGAGCGCTGGAACGAGCAGCAGAAGGCCGCGGCGACCACCGAGGGCGAGATCGACCAGTATCGCCGCGAAAAGGAGATCGACGTGCAGCTCGGCATCTCAGGGCCGGGCTCGAAGGAATCGAAGCGCGCCGAGAACTACGACAAGGCCCGCAGCCAGGCGCTTGAGGAACTGCAGGCCGACATGAATTTCATGGACCTCAAGGCCAAGAAGCAGCAGCGGGCGATCGAGCAGCGCACCAACGAAATCCTCCGCGGCATGGGACAGAAGCCGCCCCGCGGCGACAAGCCGGCGCGGCCGTCGCCAACCAAGGCCTTCAACACCAAGACCGGCGAGGTGACCGACATCGATCAAGCGGAGGCCGCGCCAGCGCCGACCCCGCGCGGCTCGCCCGAACCGCCGACGCCTGGTGCCACTCCCGCCCCCGGTACCGGCACCACCACCATCGAGAAGGGCGACCGCCTCACCGGTGGCGCCGGCCAGGACCGCCTCGCCGGCGGCAAGGGCAACGACGTCGGCCTCGGCGGCCAACGCGCCGCAGGACCGTCGGCGACCGCCAGCAAGGGCGACCGCCAGCCGGTCAGGCAGCGCCAGCCGGAGGCCTCGCGCGGCGTCGTCGGCATCACCGGCCAGATCACCGGCAGCGTCGCCCCGGCCTCGTCCTTCGCCGAGCAGTATCCGGGCGTGGCACCCGCCGCGGCCGCGCCCCAGGTCGCACCCGTCGCCGCGCCCGCCCCGGCCCGCGCGCCGGCGGCGGCCCCGCCAATCGCGTCCAAGGCCGTTATCCGCCGCATGGCGGCCGAGCTATCCCGCATGAAACCGGGCTCGCCTGAGTACCAGCAACTCGCGTCGCAGATCCGCAGCTCCCGCAACGCCGCATAGGAGGATCACCCATGGCTATCGGGCTCGGCCGCTTCTTGAGGCGGCCCGTTTTCGTCCCCGGCGAGGACCCTCTGCCGCAGACCAGCGGTGGCGGCGGGCTCGCCGTCTCGACCCGCGACGTCGGCAACCGACCAAAGAAGAAGGTGGTCCGGATCGCCGGCTCAAGCGATGGCGGTGGCCGCGTCGCCGTTCCTTCGCCCCGCCCAAGGCCAAAGGTCGCCACTGGCGAGGCGGGAGCGGTCAACGTGCCCAATCCCCCCTCCCGGCCCGTGCCGAAGGCTACGGCCAGCGCCAGCGCCACGGCGAAGGATCAATCCCGCATCGCCGCGACCGACAGCCCCACGCCGGCGGTCAAGACCGCGGCCTCGGTGCCTGGTCCGAAGGGCGACCGCGGCACACCGACCACCCGCGCCCCCGCCGCCACCGCCGGCGGCGTCACCGTGCCCGATCCGCGGCCGCGGCCGACCGACACCCGCGACGGCCGCGCCGTCAAGCCGGCCAACCCGCCGAATCCCCGCAACCCCGGCCCGAAGCGCGTGGTGACCTCGACCAACCCCCGCGACCCGTTCGGCCAGCAGCAGCCGCCGACGCCGCGCCCGCGGCCGACCGACATCGCCACCAGCGACGGCATCCGCGTCCCGACGCCCCGCGTCCGTCCACCCCGCTCGCGCGGTGACGAGATTGTGAAAGCCGTCTCGATGCCGGTCAGGCCCGCGGTCAAGACGCCGGTGGTGGTGGTCGGCGCGAGGCCCAACCCGACCGCCAAGCCACAGCCGACGCCACGGCCGCGGCCGACGCCAAAACCCGCCGCCCCTGCAGCTCGGCCGGCACCTGGTCGCAGCGGCGCCGAGTCCCTGTTCCGCGCCCCGCAATATCGTCCACAGGCGCAGGCGCCGTTGTCGAGAGCACAGCTCAAAAAGCTCTACGATGAATATTATCGTCTCCCGGCCGACAGCCCGCGCCGGAAGGAAATCGACGACATCACCCGGCGCAACAAGCATCGGTACGACGTCGTCGACTGAAGGGGGGATAGGGCTTGGCGCTGCTCGACTTCGGTGGATTCGGCATCTCGCCCGACGAGGCCATGGCGCAACAGCGCCAGGCCGAGCTTGACGCCGCGTTCGGCCTCGGCGGGCCGAAAACCGCCATCCCTCGAGTAAGGGTTGGCGTCACCCCGGACGTCGACCTCACCGGCGCGCCGGCGACGGAGTCGGCCGAACTCGAGGAGCCGGCCACCCCGATCCAGACGATGAAGCCGATCGGCTCGCTGCTCTACACCACGCCGACCGGTGTCGCGGTGTCGGCCAACATCGCCGACCGCACCAGCCTCAAAGGCCTCACCCCGCAGGCCACCTCGATCCTCGACGCCATGGCGAGCCAGGCCGACCAGTTCGGCATCGCCAACCTGGTGGTCACCGCAGCCAAGGGCGGCGGCCACAAGAGCCACGCCGGCGGCACCGAGCTTGACCTGAAGGGCTACAACGCGGACGGCACCCTCTGGACCCCGGCGCAGCGCGTGCAGCTCGCCCGCCTCGGCGCCGCCGCCGGCGCCAACCGCTTCGGCCTCTACTCGTTCGGCGAAGGCTACCTCGGCAACGGCTCGCTCCACATCGGCGTCGGCGGCAGGGACCGCCCGCCGGCAGTGTGGGGCTACAAGGGCGCGACCGATCGCGCCTCCGGTGGTCGCAACTTCGAAGATCCCGACGAACTGGCGTTCCTCGCCGACTTCGACCGCGGCCTCGCTGGCAGCGCCGGTTCCGGCGACACCCGGCCGCTGCAGAATTCCAACCGCATGCTCCTCTACCGCGCGGCGATCGCCGACATCGAGTCGAGCGGCGAGGCGCACCCCTACTCGGCGCGCGGCGAGCGGCTTGGCAACGGCGACCAGGCGCTCGGCAAATACCAGATCATGCGCTCGAACCTCCCCGAGTGGTCGCGCCAGGTGCTCGGCCGCGAGGTGACGGAGGAGGAATTCCTAGCCAAACCGAAACTGCAGGACCGCATTTTCGACGCCAAATTCGGCGGCATGATCGACCAGTACGGGAGCCCCGAGCAGGCCGCGTCGGTCTGGTTCACCGGCCGCCCGATCAACCCCGAGTCCGCCGCCGCCAAGGACATCCACGGCACCACCGGCCAGCGCTACGTCGCGCAATTCTCCGACTTCCTCGCCAACAACGGCGGCGACTTGAGCCTGGTCGGCGGCACCGGCGCGCCACCCGACACGCTCGGCGGTGGCGGCCGCGGCGGCCGCCGCATGCCCGAGCCCGACGAAAACGGCATGGTCTACGGCACGCCGGAACAGGTCGAACGCTGGCAGAAGCAGTGGCAGGAGGAGAACGGCTCCAACTTCTTCACCGAAGCCGCCACCGGCCTCGCCGCCGGCGCCGAGCGGATGGTGCAGTTCGGCATGGAGGCCATCGCCGGCCTGACCCCGTTCGGTGGCGAGGCGGTCGAGCAGGTCCGCGACGAGCTATCGCGCGTCACCACCATGACCCCGGAGGAGCTGGAAGCCTTCCGCTCCGACGTCAACGCCATGTTCGAGGACAGCGCCGACCGGGATTTCATCAGCGGCCTGATCGACGAAATGCAGTCGGGCACCATGACGCCCGAGCTGCTCGACCAGTATTACCCGAAGCCCACCCCGCTCGCCGATCGCAAGCTCTGGCAGTGGAGCCAGGCGCTCAAGAAGGGCATCGACACCACCCTCGGCCCGTCGCCCGGATGGGAGGGCGGCCCGACCCGCGTCGTGTCCGAAGGCCTCGGCTCGCTGGTGGTCGGCCTCGCCACCCTGCCAATCCCCGGCGGCCAGGGCATCGCCGGCTCATGGTTCATCGGCGCCGGCGTCGGCGAAGCGATCGACCGCGCCGCCGAATGGTCGGAATCCGAACAAGCCGCCGGCCGGCGCGGGCTCACCGAGGAGGAGATTGCCGCCGCCGGCCTGATGGGCGCTGGTCCGGGCGCGACCGACATCGTCCCGATGGAAACCCTGCTCGGCGTGCTCAAGGTGCCGCAGCCGTTCCGCGGCCCGATCGCCCGACTGTTCGGCCGGATCGGCGGCCAAGGCCTGATTGAGGCGTTCCAAGAAGGCGGCCAGGAGGCGCTGCAGAACGCCATCGAGCAGACCTACAACGAGGACCAATCCATCCTCGAAGGCCTGCCGGAATCGGCGGCCGCCGGCGGTGGCGTCGGCGTCATCGCGCAAACCCTGTTCGAGATCTTCGGTGGTCGGCGCGGCGGTGGTGGTGCTGGCGATGAAGCGCCGCCGCCGCCTCCTCCTCCGGCTCCGGGTTCACTCCCTCCCGGTCCGGATGTGCCACCACCCGAAGGTGCCGCCGGCCCTCCCGAGCCGCCACCAGCTCCTCCCCCTTCCCCGCCGCCGCGGCGGAAGGGACCGCTGGCCGCGGCCGCGGAGGCCGGCGGTATTCCCGTCCCCGGCAGCGCCATGCCGTCGACCGGCGGCACGCCTGGTGCCACCTACATCGACCCCGACACCGGCCGCATCGTCGCCGGCGTCGACCCGCGCGCACCGCCAAAACCCGGACTACCGCCTAGTGGTACAAACGTCATTGTCACCCTCCCGGAAATGGAGGACGCGCCATTCCGCGCGCAGATCGTCGGCTACGACGAAACCGGCGAGAACGCCGACGTCATCGACCTCGACGCCAACGATGGCGAAATCCTCTCCGTCCCGATCGGCCTCCTGCAGCCCGACACCGAGGCCGAGGCCGAAGCCGAAGCGCCGCCACCGACCGACGAAGCACCGCCGCCCGACACCGAAGCCGCCGACATGGCGGCCTCGCCCGCCGACGTTGCCCTCGAAACCGTCACCCGCTCGCTGTTGAACGGCCGCACCATCCGCAGCACCTACGACGTCCACCGCGACGCCGTCATCAGCCTGGTCGGCAGCGACGATCGGCAAGCCGGCTACGACTTCCTCAAGCAGATCCGCGACCAGCAGCTCGACGCCGCCGCGGCCGCGCGCAAGGCCGAGCGGCCCGAAGCCGGCCCGCCTGGTGACATCCCCTCGCCGGTGCCGCCGGCGCCGCCAGCCCGCCAAGCCCAGGTCGGCGGCGCGACCGCGCTGTTCGACGACGACGTCAGCCACGCCCTCTACGACCTTGGCGTGAAGCGCCAGACCGCGCGGCAGGGCGGCATGGGCGGCGCGCGGATGGACAAGGCGCTGGCCAAGGTCCGCAAGACCGTCGCCGACATGCTCGGCGTCGGCACCGCCGAGGTGAACGTCCTCGCCGACGTCTACCGCAGCCGCGTCGAGCGCAGCGCCAAGGACAACGGCGGCAGCGGCGAATTCCGCGCCCCGGAGCGGCCCGAGCGCGGCACCTTCGGCCAGACCGCCGCCCTGGCCGACCAGACCCGTCAGGACCAGGCCGAATTCCTCCGCACCCGCGGCCTCACCATGGAGGACGTCCGCGGCCTGAACCCGCAGGAGCGCGCGGAGCTCGACCAGGACTACGGCGCGTGGCAGGCGCAGCGGAACGCCGATCGCCTCGACGACGACGCCCACCAGGCCGCCACCTCGCCCGAGAACGACCTGCCCGAGCCGACCGACGCGCAGAAGAAGGCCGAAAACTACAAGACCGGCCCCATCACCATCGGCTCCCCGGGCATGCAGCTCCAAGGCCGCGTGGAGAATCCGGAGGGCTCGACCCGCACCGGCACCAGCCCGAGCGGCGAGCGGTGGGAACAGCCGATGTTCGCCCACTACGGGCGCTTCCCCCGCACCGAAGGCGCGGACGGCGATCACCTCGACTTTTTCCTGAAACCCGGCACCGACCCAGACATCGCGCCCGACGCGCCGGTGTTCGTCATCGACCAGTACCACGACATCGATGCCGACCAGGAAGGGTTCGACGAGCACAAGGTCATGGTCGGATATGCCGACCAGGACGAGGCCGAGAACGCCTACGGGGCGCACTACCCGTCATCGTTCGAAGGCATGGGACCGACCACCGAATTGACGTGGGCCGAGTTTGTCGGATGGGCCCGCACCGGCGACACGAAAAACCCGCTTCACGGACAGGAACGGCCGGAACCAGCCGTTTCGCGAGCGCCACATGGCGCTGCAACGCAAACTGAGGAGATACAACCCGAGCCCGAGGAGCGCGAGCCCGAAGCCGGCGAGGAGCGCGAGGAACCTATCTCGGAGCCCGAGGCAACCGAATCCGAAAAACAGCCCGAATCCGCAACCGAGGAGGCCGAGGAGCCCGAAACCGCGCGGGAATTCGAGCCGCCCAACACCCCGCCCTCGAACCACAACCACGCAGCCTATCGCCTGATCGAGGCCGCCGACGCCGACTACGAGGCCCCCGACTGGCGGCTGGTAGGCTTCCCGAGCGCCGACACCAAATGGCCGCTCAAGTGGGTGGCCGGCATCAAGGAGACGGTCGCCGCCATCACCGCGCCGTCGATCGAGGACTACCGGCGGCTGGTGACCTTTGACACCATCCTCAAGCACATCCGCGAGGACCACACACAGCGGCCGTCCGAGCCGTCGAAGAAAGGCAAGGCGGCCGACAAGCAGAAGGCCAAGGACCGCTACGACGCCGAGGTGAAGCGCGTCGCCGGCATCGAGGACGCGATTCATGCCGTCGAGCAGGCGGTCGACGCCAAGATCGACGCCATCTACGCCGCCGAAATGGAGAAGGCCGGCGTCAAGCTCGGCGATCGCATCCGCCTCCCCGGCTACGGCATCGCCCGCGACGGCATGACCGCCGTGACCATGGTCGGGCCGCTCCACCTCTTTCCCGGCGGCGCCAACATCATCACCGGCGGCGATTGGGCGTTTGTCGACCCCCGCGAAATCAGCCGCGTCGAACCCGCCGGCGAGGACGAGCAGCCCGAGGTGGTCGGCTACATCGACGAAAACGGCGACATCACGCAGGAGCGTCCCGAGGAGGACGAGCCCTACGACGACGAGCCAACCGACGAGGAGAAGGCCGACGCCGCCGAATTCGACGCCGAGGACGAGGAGCAGGCCGTCGACGACTTCCTCGCCGACGTCGAGCGCCGCATCGCCGACCAGGAGTGGAACGCTACCCTCGCGCCGACCACCAACCTTGACCTGTTCCGCCGCGTCGCCGCGTCGCGCGGGTGGACCCTTGGCCCCTACGGCAAGGGCCGGGCGCTGTGGTCGCAGGACCGCAAGGCGGTGATCTTCGCCGACGTCCAGATCGAGGGGAACAGCGTTCAGGTCCAGTGGTCGGACCCCGGCGAGATCGAACCCCCCTCCGCCGATCGCCTCGCCACCGCCCGCGCCGGCACCTGGTACGACGACGAACTCGACGACACGCAGCGCTATGACGCCGCCCGCTTCGCCAAGCTCGACTTCACCAAGCAGCAGGCCCGCAAGAAATGGCGGAACCTGACCGCCGACCAGCAGAAGGCGCTCACCGACGTCTACCTCGACCAGGAGGCGCGGAAAGCCCGCCAAGGACCGAAGGCCAAGCCCGCCGCCGAGCCCGCCGCCGAGCCCACCGCGATCGTCCCGCTCGACGCATGGGTGGCGAAGGCCAGGCGGCTGCAAAAGGCGGCCGAGAACAAGGCCTCGACCCCGAACTACCAGAAGGCCAACCAGCACTTCTCCACCCTCACCGCGGAATCGGTGAAGGCGTGGCAGGGCGACCCGAAGCCGCTCCGCGACCTGTTCGCGATGATGAGCCACCCGGCATCGTCGCCGGCGCCGTGGGGCGAGCCGCCCCGCGGCCAGCGCGACAAGGAGCCCTACGCCTCGATCATGGAGGCGGTCCGCGGCCGCCTGCAGCAGCTCGACGCCGAAACCGAGCGCCAGAAGGCCGAGTGGGACAGGAAGCACGCCCGCCACCAGGACGTCGTCAACAAGCTCACCGCGGCCGGTCTGAGCTACCCCTATCAGGGCACGTTCCAGGACCCCGCCCCGCGCATCGACTCGCGCCTGTTCCGCTTCCCGCTGCAGCTCACCGAGGACGACACCCAACTCCTCATCAGCCACCAAGACCTGATCGTCGAGCCGTTCGTCCAGAAGGTGGTCAAAGCCCTCGGCATGACGCCGGTGATCGAATTCCAGGAAGGATCACGCGCCGGCCTCGCCTCTTGTCACCACGCCGTCGACCTCGCGACCGACGCCGGCATCGACACCCTCCTCGACACCCGCAAATTCACGTCGCCGGCGGCGATCGCCCGCGGCATCGAGGTAAACCTTGGCCGGAAGGGAGGTATCAGCCTCGCCAACGCCGCCCGCGCCCTCGAAACGATCGGCTTCGAGCGGCCGGCCGACGCGATACTCGAGGACGCGCTGCGCCGCGGCTTCGACATCGCCGAAATCAACCATGAGGGCCGCCACTACTACGGCATCAATCTCACGGTCCAGAACGGCCTCGACCTTCATCGCAACGAGGACGGACTGCTCGCGTGGGCGAAGATCTACGGCCTCGATCGCGGCTGGTTCATCTACGCCAAGAACGGCTATCTGCAGCCGAGCAAGGAAGGCCTGAAAATCGTCGGCGTGCCCGAAGGCGAAGCGCCGGCCGAGGAGCCCGAGGCACCGGCGGCAAAGCCGTCCGCACCAAAAGGCCTCGAAAAATCGCGCAACATCCGCATCGAGGGCACCTACGACGAGCCGATCGACGGCCACAAGCAGGACGGCAAGCTCAAGGCCGGCTTCCTCAACGACGGCAAGCGCTACCTCTCGGCGGTCGCCGCCGTCCTTGAGCACGACACCCCCTACACCCGCGTCACCGTCAAGAAGGGCCGGCGCGGCCAGGAGCGCGAGGAGAAGCAGGAGCCGGTCACCGTCAACAAGGCCGGTGAGGCGGTGTCGGGCGAGGTTTACATGCAGCTCGCCCGCGGCGACGGCACCGTCAATGTGCAGTGGCAGGGCGGGTTCGACGCCGACAAGAACGCCATCCTCCTGGTGCAATTCCGCCGCGGCGCGACGGGCAAGGGCAACCGCTACATCGGCGCCAACCAGTACCCGGCGACCGACATGACCGCCGGCGAATTCGCCGCCTGGATCGAGAGCCACACCCCCGCCGAGCTGAAAGGCGGTGGTCCCGCGCCGCCGCTCGCGCCGCCGTCAGCGCCGACGCCACCGACGCCACCCAAGCCGCCGCCAGCGGCCCCGCCAGCGCCGAGCGCCCCGACCGGCGTGCTCCGCGACGCCCGCGGCCACCCGCTCACCGGCGCCGGTGGGCACGAACTCCATGTCGGCGACGCCGTCCGCTACACCGTCCCGCGCAGCGGCGGCACCAAGTCCGAAGGCACCATCCGCGGCACGGTGGTCAATCGCGGCATCATCAGCGTCATGGTCCGCGACGATCGCGGCCACGACATCGAAGTGCCGCCCTATGACGTGACCGCGGTCAACCCGAGGACCACCCGGACCGCCGTCCCCGACCAATCGGCCGACTACGGCGTCGCCCGCTTCATGGCCGGCGACAGCAACCTCGAAAGCCGCTTGGCGACCTTCCAGAACGAGGCCAGCGACGAGGACCAGGCGCTCTATCGGCGCGTCGACGACGAAATCAAGGACCTGGTGAAGCAGATCAACGCGCTCGGCTTCACCTACGACCGCGCCGGCACGCAGCCCGACAACCCGTTCGGCAAGGTCGCCAACACGCTCAAAGGCCGCGCCTCATCGCTCGCCGGCCTGTTCGCCCGCTACATGATGGAGACGAACCGGAGCGCCCGCGGCCACAAGCAGGCGCGGCCGCACGACCTCCCCGGCATGCGCGCCGACATCGAGGCGATGCTGAAGGGCGGCAAGGTCCCGGTTACCGCGCCGCCGGCACCCGAGCCCGAGACGCCCGCGCCCGCGCCGACCGAGATTTCGCGCGAGGAAATGTTCGACCGGGCCCGCGCCCACGCGGCCACGCTCTACCCCTCGGCCAAACCCGGCGAGCGCGTCACCGGCGCCCACCAGCGCGCCAACGAGCAGCAGCGCGCCTTTGCCGCCGGTGCTTGGCGCTTCCAGGAGGGCAAGCTACTCACCGGCGAAAACCCGCCCGCTTTCGTCGCCGGCTATGAATGGGCCGCCGCCGGTGGTTGGAAGGAAGCGCCGACCGCGCCCGCACCCGCGCCCGACCTCTCGTCGCCATCGGTCAAGATCACCGCCGAGGAGCTGCGCAAAGGCGACTGGTGGCTCGGCATCAACGACACCCCGATCATCGTCCTTGCCAGCCCCACGGTGGTCCGCGGCGGCCGCGTCCAGATCGAAACCGACGATCGCCGCGGGCCGATCAAGGAATTCGACCGCCACGACGAGCTCTATGTGCGCCGCGCCGGCCCCGCGCCCGCGCCGACCGGCGATCGCGTCTCCGAAACCATCATGGGCGTGCCGACATGGGTCAGCCCGTCCGGGACGCACCGCTCGATCAACAAGCTCACCCTCGAATGGGACCGCGACGGCTACCCCGCCCGCACCGAAATCGTGCAGCACGACAGCCGCGAGGCCTACGAGGCAGCGCTGCGCGACATCGAGGACCGCAGGCCGCGCCCCGCCCCGACGCCCGAGCCAACGCCCGCCCCTGCAGCTCGGCCGCCAACGCCGGCAAGCCCGCACGTCGTCCTCGCCCATCGCATCGCCGACATGCTCGCCGACGTCTACGGCTCCAACGTCAAGCTCTCCTCGGACAGCCTGATCCGGGCCGCCAACGAGGCCTACGGCGGCACCAGCGGCGAGGGCAAATACGACCGGAAGGACGTCTACGACGCGATGGAGCTGGCGGTGAACCTCACCATCCGCGACACCGCCGCCTTCCGCCTCGAACAGAACAACCCGATCGAGGTGACCACCGCCATCCGCAAGCACCTCCTCGACAAGCTCCCGACGCAGACCGTCCGCAGCGAGGAACAGGCCGAATACCAGCAGTTCTCGACCCCGCCCGACTACGCCGCGGCCGCGGTCTACGCCGCCAACGTCGCCGCCGACGACGTGCTGTTCGAACCTTCCGCCGGCACCGGCTCGATCGTCGCCGCGGCCATGCGGCCAGGCGTCCAGATCATGGCCAACGAGCTTGCCGATCGCCGCGTCACCTTACTCGAGGAGCTGATCCCGCCGGCGCAGGGCTACGTGTTCAAGGAGGACGCCGAGCAGTTCAACAACATCTACGGCCCCCACCAGTTGCGACCGACCGTCGTCGTCATGAACCCGCCGTTCTCGCGCAATGCGCAGCGCACCGGCGACAAGATCGACCTCAAGACGGCGCAGCGGCACATCACCGAGGCCGCCCGCCGCCTGGTCCCCGGCGGCCGGCTGGTGGCGATCGTCGGCCGCGGCGCCACCATGGGCGCGCCGACGTGGCGGGAGTTTTGGGAGGACATGAAGAAGCGCGGTTTCACCGTCCGCGCCAACATCGCCGTCGATGGGAAGATCTACACCAAATACGGCACCAGCTTCGACACCCGCCTCCTCGTGATTGACCGCAACCCGCGCGAAGGTGCTACACTGCCCGCCGCCCCCCTTCTGGCCGAGGTGGACAGTGTCGCAGCGCTCTTGAGCGCCTTGGAGACAGTCCGAAATGGCCGACCGACCGCAGAGCCGCACCCGTACCCCGGCGAACCAGAGGGCTCTAAGCCACCTCCCGAGCGACTGGAACAGCGGCCTGTATCCGCCCCTGACCAGCCTCGCCCTGTGGGCCCTCGACCAGAATCCGGGGACCGGCCCGGAGATCGAGAACCAGGTGCTGGCGTGGGCGCGAAACCCGCCGTGGACCGCCCAGGAGGTGGAGGACTGGCTGGTGGAGTATCCGGAGGACGCGGAGGCGGCCGATCCGGAAGCGGAGTACGCAGTGCGCCGGCGCGACCTTCTGGCGAAACTCGACCCGGACCAGCCGCCGGCGAGGGCGGCCCAACGCCTTCTCCAAGCGATCCTCGAACGATGGGAGGCACGGAGCCTGGAACCAAGGGAGCCCGCGACGCAATAGAGCGCGTCGAGGCCCACACCCCGGCCGGCGACCAGACTTCCGAGCTTTCCGACGCGATCTTCGACCCCTACCACCCGGTCAACCGGCTCAAGGGCGCGACCGCACATCCGACGCCACTGGTGGAATCCGCCGCCATGGCGTCGGTGCGGACGCCGACCGTCGACTACACG